GGGCGAAGGAATATTGTAATTGGAGGTTGTATGAGAGTTGCTCAGAGAGGTACAAGTTTTACTCTTGGAAATGCTTCTGCAAAATATCCAGTAGACAGATTTTTTGTGCAAGACGTAAACAGTAGTTCAGGTGAAGCTACAGTATCCCAATCAACTACAGCACCTACAGACTTTAAAAATTCTTTAAAGATTGATGTAACGACAGCAGATACATCTTTAGCATCAGGAGATCAATACAAAATAGAGCATCGTATAGAAGGTCAAGATATCGCACATTTAAATTTTGGAACTTCTTCAGCTAAAACAGTTACCTTATCCTTTTACATTCGTTCAAATAAAACAGGTAATACACAAGTAGGTCTGATGAATAATGGTAATGATAGAGCTTATGTTGCAACTTTTACTATAGATTCAGCAAATACTTGGGAAAGAAAAGAGATAACGATTCAAGGCGACCAAAGTGGAACATGGCTTGATACTAATGGTATTGGTCTAAGATTACGTTGGGGTTCATATGGTTCTACATATCAAACTTCATCAGTAAATCAATGGGTCGGTAGTAATGTAATCAGTAGAAATGATAGTCCTATAAACTTTTTTGACAGTACAGATAATGAATTATATTTAACTGGAGTTCAGCTAGAAGTTGGACAAGCCACACCCTTTGAGCATGCTTCTTCATATGGGGAAACACTATTGTTGTGTCAGAGGTATTTTCAAGACCCTAAGTTAACTAGTAGTAATTATCTTTGGCTACACCCTATAGCAACTCCTGGGTCAACTCACTGGAGAAGGGCAAGTTACAAATTACCCACAACAATGAGAGCAGACCCTACTGCCACACTTGTAGGTGCTACAAATGGTTCTTTTCTATCAGGGTCTCCTACTACAGAAGGTAATGACCATAGACATTATATAGGATTTATAGGAGATGTTGATGCTAATTCATCATATGCTCATATTAACGACTTGCAATTAGATGCAGAATTATAGGATATAGATATGAATATACAAAATGCAAAATATTTTAACAAAGTTTTTCCAAACAATGAGAATGAAATTAATAATATCCAAGCTACTATTGATGGTGTTTTGTATCATATACCACTAGACCCTGACAACAGACATTTTATAGCAATCCAAGAATGGGTAGCTGAAGGCAACAAGATAGAGGATGCTGATTGATGGAGATTGATGGCACTATCATATGGAATGTAGTGTTGACACTAATCATCATGCCATTTGCTTGGGCATTTAATAAGATGTTTGCAGAAGTAAAAAGACTACAAATATTACTGAATAAGACAAGAGAAGAGTACGCATCTAAAGAGGATTTGCGTGATACGTCTGGTCGTGTGATGGAAGCCTTGCATAGGCTAGAAGATAAACTTGATAAGGTTCTGAATGTGAGGTGACATTGTGCTTGAAATGCTTATGGTAGCGAATAGTGCTTTTGCAGTCATCAAACAGACATTAGAAAATGGTAAAGATATAGCATCGGCAGGGTCTTCGATAAGTCGTTTTATTGGTGCTGAAGAACAACTTCAAAAAGATTTACATAGAAAACGTAATAGTATTTGGACTGGTCTATCTGGTAAAACAGATAATGATCTTGAAGAGTTTATGGCTCTAGAACAAATAAGGCAGAAACATGACAAGCTAAGAGAGTATATGCAACTCTATGGTAGAGCAGGGTTGTGGACTGACTATCAAGCATATTGTGCTGAAGCTAGAAGAGCCAGAAAAGAAGCTGCAGAAAAAGCAAAGAAACGTAGAGAAGAAGTCAAAGAACTTATTCTAAAAATTATTTTAATTATAATGATAACCACTGTACTTGCAGGTGTAGTTACTGTGCTTGCAGTCATAGCTAAAAAGAAAGGGATTATATAATGTTGACTGCATTGATAGGACCAGTAAGTAATTTACTTGGCAAGTTTATTGAAGACAAAGATACAAAAAATAAAATTGCAGCAGAGCTAAGTACGTTAGCAGAACGTCATGCCCAGGAACTTGCATTAGCCCAGATTAATGTAAACAAAGAAGAGGCAAAAGGTAATTGGTTTCAATCATCTTGGCGCCCATTGATTGGTTGGATATCGGGGCTATCCCTCGGAATAAATTATTTAATATCACCAATTTGTGCAGGGTTTGGTGTTGTTATACCACAAGCAGATATGACAGTCATGATGCCATTACTATTGGGTATGTTAGGTATTGGTGGAATGAGGTCTTTTGAAAAATTTAAGAAAGTAGATACAAAAAAATGAACATAGAATTATTACGAGAAGAACTGAAACGAGATGAAGGCTGTGTCAATGCTGTATATCTCGATCATTTAAATCTACCTACTGTTGGGATAGGCCATCTTGTGACTGAGTGGGATCAAGAATATGGTAAGCCAGTTGGCACAGAAGTATCCGACGAGAGAGTTAATGAATTATTTGATAAAGATATAGAAGTTACTATTGATGAATGTAAACATTTATATAATGACTTTGATGATCTTCCAGAAGATGTACAACATATAATAGCAAATATGATGTTTAATATGGGAAGACCAAGATTAAGTCGTTTTCATAAAATGAAGAAAGCCATTGATAATCGTGATTGGTATGAAGCCGCTTATGAAATGACTGACTCTAAATGGGCTAGGCAAGTACCAAATAGATCACATAGATTAATTGATAGAATGAAAAATGTTACTTAATTTTTCTTCTTGATCTAACTTTATATCCATTCTTTGCATATCGTTCTGCATCTTTGGCAACATAAGTTTCTCTTATTCTTTTTTTGCCATCATATATATAATATTTTGTCATTGGTTTTTTCATGTGTAGTTGTTTGTGTAGTTAATTAATATTTAAATTATAAAATAAATGCATAAAAGCAGTAAAAAAATATTACTAATGCAGTAATGCATAATCTTAGATAAATTTTTCCAAGCCATTTTTTGCTTGTATTACAAGGGATTAAGACGTTATATCTGATGTATTTTGGTTGGTCATGAAAGAGGGTCATTTGGTACTCCTTTACATTGACATCGAAGGGGTCACTGGTTCAATCCCAGTTAGTCCCACCACTTTCCGATGGTTGTTAAATTTAGTGTGTAGTGATTTGTGTAGTAAAAATTTCATTTTAGTTTATTTATGCCTATTTTTTTCTGTTCATTAGATACTGTAGCATACTTTTGAACCATTTTTAAATCTGCCCATCCACCTAATTGACGAAGAGATTCTACATCTCCACCAGACATCATGTACCATGAAGCCCAATGATGCCTCCAATCATGTATAGTAAAGTGTGGGATGAGAGGTTTACCAAGTCTAGCTAGTTCTGTGTTAGCTCTTTTTAATGCAGTCTGATGTGCTCGTTTTGGTCCTTCTTTAGCATATGGTTTGCCATATATATTAGCGAATACATATTCTGATGTAGGTTTTATATTTAGTAATGCAGCTTTTAGTCTAGGATGCATGGGTATAAAACGTTCTTCTTTGTCTTTAGTTGTTTCTTTTCTTATATGTATTATGTCTTCATCTAAATTTATATCTGAATATTTTAGTTGTCTTGACTCACCTTTTCTAAAACCATGAAAGGCATGAGCAATTGCCCAGGTCTCAAGGTGAGGGGAGTATGACTTAAATAAAACTTCTCGTTGTTCATGAGATAGATAGATAAGTCTCTCACCAGTAATCTTTCTTTTAGGAATATATAACGTATGAGGTATTTGTTTAGCTGATACTATTATATTAGAGTCAGCTAGTATTGATGAGAACGTTGATCTTGCTCTATTATAATATGCATTAGACCAGTTTGTTCCATGTTTAATTATAAATCTTTGCCAATCATCTTTTGTTAATTGGCCTATAGGCATATTGCGAAAGAACCTTGCTAACATTCCTGCAATAAACAAATCTGTTTCGTTTCTTTTTTTCAGCTTAAGATATTTAAGAGTGGCTTCACTCCATGAGATAGTTTGTGTGCTATCTCCTTGGAGTAAAGCTATTGCTTGTTCTTCTATCTTACGACCTATTGAGATTGCATCTCTTTTTTTATCAGACTTTGAACTTTGTCTAATGCTGATTGAGTGTTTCCCGAACCAAACTTTACCTTCAATCTGCCAGTACTTTCCTCGTTTATAGTAGAAGAGCGACAAGTTAATTTCTCCTTTAATAGTTCATAAGCTTCTCTTGTAAATCTCCATCTATGCCCAATCTTGATGTATGGTATATCATATTTTTTGGTATACTTTTTTACTTGTAAAGCATTAGCGCCAAGATCAATCATAACTCTTTTAAGTGTTATTGTGTCAGTAATTGGCACTTCATTAGAACGGGATTTCATCTTCAACTCCATCATCATTACTTTCATTATCATTACTTTCATTATCTTCTGTTTGCTCAAAGTTGTTTTGTTCTACTGGTTTGTTTTCTATATCTCCTGCAAGAGATAATCCCATGTAGTCAACTCCCGATTGTGCTTTATTGAAATAGATAAATAATTTTTTATCTAATAGTGAACCATCAAGTTTGTATTCTTTGTTTTGTGATTCATAAAGTTTACCTGCATGAATGAATACATCATGAAATTTATTACCATTATGTTCTGCTCTAGTAATGATAACTTTATCTCCATCATACTGTCCTATCTCACTATCACCTTGATTGATGAATCCAGATGCAATCATTCTTTCACTTTCTCTAGGCTTGAAACATATACCTTTTTGTGGCTTAAGAGTCTTATCCATTGTTACCTCCAACTACTGTTGCTTGATGATTTGTTTTCATTTGATACTTGATTACCATCATCATCTTCTGATGGCAGACCATACAAAGATTGTAATGTGTATCTCTTGTAGTAAGTAATAGCTGATCCAATCTTTTGTGGATTTTCCATATTTGCTTTTGATAAAATAATTGGTAACTCAGATACAAATGTTTGTTTATCAGTAACATGATGCAAAGTAGTTTTAACTTTTGGTTGTATTATGTCTGGTTCATTTTCATTGCATATATAATCTGCACACATTTCTTGTGTAAAAAATAAACCAAACTGATTACCTTGATTAACTGCTTTTATTACAGATTCAAGAGATGAATAACTACTACTAAAATGAGGATTGTTACCATCTTTCTTTGCACTTACTGCAAGTTTTTGAAATTCAAGCAGCGCTTCTTTGAGTGTGTTAGTTACTTTATTTTGTTTTTTAGATGTGTTATCTTGCACTTGCAAAGATCGGTCTTCCGTTTTTTGTTGTGCAGGGGCAGTTGCTTTGGTGACTGTCCCATTTTTATTTGATACTTGCATATCGTTCTCCTTTCATTGGTTTAGTTCTAAAGAATCCTTCATGCTTTGGATTCCACTTCATAAATAGCCTTGAGTAAAAAGCTATATAATCATTGCTTACTTTGAAGTCTTTATCTGTGGTAGATAGATGTGTTTCCCATCTAATTCTGCCAAAGATTAGCCAAGGACTACAATGTTTAGCACCTCTGCTAATAGCTTCATGTGTAAATCTTTGAAAGTATTCATATACACTTGGGTTAGCTTTATGAAAGTTCCACCATTTTAATTTCTTTTCTTCATAGGTCATTGCTTTATCTCCATAACTTTTACAATGCCCCTTGAATCTTTTATGACTTTGATATCTTCATTGTAGATTTCAGACTCACTAGGCAGAATGATAGATCGTAATTCTTTCTTTGCCTTATCGTGGTCTTTGTGTGATTGCTTGGTAGCCTTATATATTTCAGCTAGTTCTTTGAAGTGATTATCTTTTGATGCATCACGACGTACCATATCGTTTACATGGATAGAATCTATGTTGATAGTAGGTATATCAATATCATTCGGTTCTTTTTTGAATTTTACATACTGCCAAAACTCAGCAATCCGTTCTCTTAGTTTGTTGAAATAGGTAATGTCAAAACCTACTGTTCTACACTCCCATTCATTACCAAAGATAACAGAGAAATATGTTTTGCTTGTTCCCGATACTGCCATGTAAAACTGCAATTGTGCCATGTAGTATTCAAGTTGTTTTTGATATGTGTTCCATGAACCTGTATGTTTACACTCTACAATAAAATCAAATGTTTCATGGACTGCATCTACAGTTCCTTTATATGGTACATTATCAAATGTTTTTTCAAACTCTGTTTGTTTCATGAGGTCTTTGTATTCATATAAATACTGCTTACAAAACCATTTGATATTGAACTCTTCTGTGGCCACACCTAACTGCACTCTGAATACATCAGACAAATCAGTTGGATCAGCTTGACCAGTTTTCTCTAGCCATAACTCATGCCACTTACCATTCATAATTTTGATAGCATCAGTACCACCAACAAAACCCATTCTGTTGTGCTTTTTTGTATGTAAATTAACTACATTCATATCAGTCTCCTTAAAATATTATATGCATTTATGCACTACTTTCAAGTACTTTTGTATTATTTTGACGTTTTTTTATGCTTTTCTGCACAATATCAAGCAAATTTTTTCTGCGAAAATAGTGATAGTCTCCAACCATTTTGAATTCAGCTAGTGCAGGAAAGAAAACTTTTGTGCTACTGATTACATTACAAGTATGCAGAAAAATATCTGCGGGATAATGAGCTAGTTTTTCTGCAATCATTTTACAACGAAAGGCTACATCTTGAGCAGACTCTTCTCTTGGTTTTGTCATCAAAGCTACAACCTTCAACAATTCTTTTTCAGTAGCAAACGATTCAAGAGGTATCATAGAATACTGAATTGTTTTCTCAGCTTCTTGAAGTTGTTCAAGAGTAAGTTCTTCATCATAAATATTATACCCAATAACATCAAAGTCTTTGTTAAGTCGTTCTTCTACCTTTGAGTGAAGAGTATGCATCACCGAAGAAACTACTTTTTTTGTTACGTCTAGTGGCGAAGAAGTTACGAGTTTTTGTAATGCTATGGATTTCTGCTTTGGATTTATTGTTTTTAGTTGGTTCATTCTTATTACTCCTAGTATTATCTATGTTAATAGTATGTTCGGGTGACTGTTGGTCAGGGGTGGGGTGACTGACAGTCAGTGCATATTGATTTACATGATTGTGAGTTTTTTTCTTTATAAGAAATTTTTTATCGACTAGAAGTTTTATACATCTATAAACAGTTCTCTCAGAATATTCTGTATATTTTGCAATCGTAGGCACAGATGGAAAGGCAATGTTTGTATCTTTATTTATGAAATGATTGATACAAAGCAGCACTGCTTTAGCTTTAGCATCTCCGACTTTGAGATTATAAATATCTCGAATGTTATAGAATGACATTCATTCGATCCTTGTTAGTAAATCTTTTGTTGTGCTCTCTGATAGTATCATAATCCATTTAGGATCACCAGTTTTTCTTTTGTAAATTACAATGTCTCTATCTTTCATAGTGGTAAAAGGAGAGGGGAAAGTACCATCTCTAAACTTAACTTCGGTTATGTAATCTTTACCACCAAGATTAAGAACTAAGTCTCCCGAATACTCTCCACCCAAGCTTCCAGAGAGAGGTTGCTTTTTCGTTTTGATCTTCCATGTTTTGAAAAGTTTGAGAAAGAAGTTCTCATGGTAGTTTCCTTTTCTGCGAGCTTTGCTTGCCATGTCGATTTCTCCCTACATTCAAAGCAGACAATCCACCTCTTGATACTTTTTACTTTGATGAAGTATCTTGTCTTTTTTTTACAGATATCACACGATATCATTTATTTTAATTTCACATCCAACTGCTTCAATCCAATCAAGAAACATGAACCCTGATGGTAGGCGCTCGTATCTTTCCCACTTGCCAACTAATGAGTCAGCACAACCAATCTTATCAGCAAGAGCTTCTTGTGATAGGTTGAGTCTTTCCCTTGCACCTCGTAAACTTGTTACTACTTCTTTCCAATTTGGATTAATAGGGCAAGGTGTGGCTCGATAGTGAAATAGTTCTGATTGCTTTGGCAACTTTACTTGCTGTGTCAAATCTTAAATCAACTCCATTTTTAGCTCGGTAGTATGTACTTGTTGGAACTTTTGCTAATTTAAACATCTGTATTAAACTTACATCATGCTTTTCTGCATAATCTTCCAATTGATTTATATACTTGTTTATCATCATTTTTCCTTTATAATGCATTTATGCAGTATTTACAAGGGGAGATGTAATATGTATGATGCATTTATAAGTAATGACAGAGGTGACAATCCAGATTATTTTGCAATAATGCACAATAATTATTTACAATCTGTCGAAAAAAAAAGGAAAATAATTCGAGTCTGGTTACGGGATGTCATGCAGTCTCAAAATATGTCGGCTTATGAATGGGCAACAAAAGCAGGTACTTCACCAACTAATATAACTAGATTTTTAAAAGATTCTAAGTATATGCCTTCGAGTAAAACTCTTGCAAAGTTAAGTGCTGTTTGTGGTTCATCACCAGATGCGAACATTGATGCCCCTGGCATTACACGAACTTTGGAAGTTTTGAACATGGATGGTAATAGATTGAAGTATGTAAATGTTTATGATGTGCAAGGTAAAGTTGCAGCTTATCAGTTAAGTGGACCTACTGGTTATGGTATAGGTGGTATTGGAATGGGTGATACTGTGCTTGTTGATCTTGAAACAAAACCAAAAACAAACGATGTTGTTTTAATTCGTGTTGATCGTTATATAGATGAGTTTGGAAAAATTCATTTTGATGGAGATAACATGGTTACTGAATTAATGTGTGGTCAATTAATTGGTAAACATATTATTTTTAAATCTACGATTGTCCATAATTCAGTAACATTTGCTGAGGTAGAATATATTGGTGTTATCATTCAATGTATTAAAGATTTCAAAACTTAATTAGTATATATAGTTACGTCGCTTGCTGACAGTTAGCTAAACTGTTGATCTTTTTGATGTTGATTCATCTTTACATACCATAGACCCGATTGAACCAGTGGTAAAACGTAACTATTTATTTTCCTAGCTAGGAATCTTTTATCTCTTGGATGCTATCAATTGTTTCATCATGTGCATCTAATAACCTCCAGTTATCATCAGTTATCATTGCATAAAAATCTTCATCAACATGAGCTTTGTCTTTAGCTTCTACAATATATTCAAATATTGCAGTCGCATATGTTTGAACTTTAAACTTTTTCATTGTCATTTGATACACTCCTATAGCTTGGTACTGTAGAAAAAACTTTTGCAATTACTTTGTAAATTTCATTAGGTGTGAACTGATATCCACACCCATTACATTTAGTATCTTTTACTTTGATCGTGCCCCAATATTCATTGTTACATTGTGGACAATATAATCTTTTAGCCATCTCACTCTCCATATTTTGTTATGTAATCAGCTATCTTTTGTGTTGCAAAAGTTACCCACCATTGGCCAAATTTCTTTTCAACTTGATTGACTACTTGTTCGTTTGTGTAATCTTCTAGTTGTTCATCAATGAATTGTTCAACTTCAATCATTAAATTGTTTTGTAAATTAGCCATGATGCACTCCGTAATGTTCTAACATTGGTTGTTCATAAATTTCTGACCAATGTTTATTAATTAATTGAATGAAATATTCTTTGTTTATATCTGGTCTAAGAGTTACAAAGAGTTCACCAATACGTTGTGCATTTGAGGGGTCTGGACAATCACTTGCGATTGCCCTTGCATATAAATTCATAATTGCTGGTGTCATGATGCCCACCTTTTTTCAGTGGTTGACAAGTTGACAAGTTTAAGCAATCTTTCAAATTGTAAACTACTTAATCTTCTTTTTTTATCTGTATCAATATAGTTTAGATGCTTGCCTGTAGTTGGACCCCAATCATTTTCACGAATGAATATTTGACCAAAGCTTTGAAAGGCTATTGGTGTTTCATATGAAAACCAAATTGTTAATGAGCCTATCTCAACTTTATTGAAATTACTTTTGATTTGTTTTAATCTTATCATTTTGTCCTCGTTAGTTATTGTTGTGCTCTTATAGTTTACTGCATAAATGCACTATAATCAAATCATTTTGATGCATTTTTGCATTTTTTTTAACGTTTTTTAATCTTTTGATACTCAAAAAAAATACCAAGCTTTGAACTGTTTGGGGGTTCACACTTGGCATTTTTTGAGGGGATAAGGAATACATAGCCAAGGGGGTTTGGCTATGTATAACTTTGTTATGCAAAGCCCTATGAGGCTTTGCTAAAGTAAGATGTTATATTTGATAGAGATTTTTTACGTTTAGCTAATCTCTTAGGTTTTGGAGTATATGTTTCTCCACCAGTAATGTCTTTGTAATCAGCTATAAGAACTTCAATGTAGTCTTTGATAACTGCTATCTCATACTGAAAACTTTCAGATTTATCCATGTTTCTCTCAAGAGTATTTTGTACTGAGTGAGGTGCATTGACTGCATCACGAACTGCACCAGTTGGTGCATCCGTTCTGCCATCAGTAAAGCTATCTATGAGTGATTGAGATTCAGCTACAATATCTGCATCTGAGGATTCTTTCCAAGCTACCTGTTGGTGTAGTTCATCAAGAAACTTTGTCATGATTTGTTTTTGAAGATAGAAGTTCTGATCTCTATCTTTGATTGGGAATGCACTCTTTATGCTTTCTGCTATGCTTAACTTTTTCATTACTTTTTTCCTTCTGTTTGAGACTGACTTAATTGTCAATCTTACGAGTGCATGACAATCAACGAATATTACCCTTGGGTGGCATAGCCATCTTAGCAAGGGCGAGGTACGAGCAACGTTTACCCTTGCAAAGATAATATTCTTTGATAGACATAGCATTGAGTTGATTGACTATGTGGCAGTATCATAGGAAAAATGTAATAATAAGTATGGCAGAAACAGAACGAGCATTCCTATCAAAATAGATATTAGAACCCATTTGTGCGGAGGGAAAGTGTCATTTGTGCATTGACAACACTTCGTAGCGAGTGCCAATTTAGGGGGGAGAGATAACAGAGAGGGGGGTTAGACATGGCACTCACAGAACGAAAGTTGACAAAGAAACAAATGGCTTTAGTTGATACTCTCGTAGCAGAAGGGTGTAGCATAAAAGAGGCATCCACAAAGTCTGGATATGCCGAAGGTGAAAGTGGTAGAGTGACTGCTAGTAAGACTTTGAGACTGCCTCATGTGCAACAGTATCTCATGACGAGAGTAAGTGAGAGTATTGGATTGAATGCTACGACCGCCTTAAGCACAGTTGTAAAGCTTGCTTCGGGGGCTAAGTCGGAGTACGTGCAACTAGAGGCGAGCAAAGATATCTTAGACCGAGCAGGCTTCAAAGCCCCAGACAAGCACTTACATCTGCACAATGGCGATCTAAAGGTACAGATTGACTTAAGCTAGGGTATGCCCCCAAAAGTTGTGTGTTGTACTGTCGACGATCACCCATACTCACATAATTTCTTTTCAAGGTTCATTTGTGCGTTCTTGCTTCAGATAAGATAATGCATAGTGTTTTCTATGAAAGAGTATGAAGCTGCATTTATAAAGTCATTACTTAACAGTATCAGACCAGAGTTTATGGATTCTGAGAGGTTTGATGATGCTAGTTTATCTCCTGAGTTTATTGGTACATTGAGACGAGTTGCTGATTATTATTATTCTTCTGATGCAGTAACTAAGAAGAGGATGTCTGAGTTTAGTGGCAATAAGGAAATAGTTGATGGACTGTCTAATGGTCAGGTCAATTATGAGATGGTTGATAAGTTATTAGGTTTAGATAATTATTTTAAGAATGAGGAGTATCAGGGTAGTGGCACTGATATAAAGATGATCCTTGGTTCTTTTAAGGTTAATAGGCAGGATGATGGTAGTTATAGGATAACTGACATCTATGATTTTTCAAATGAGAATGATTATTTTAGAAAGAACTTTCCTGCAGTTACAGAATATTTAGATGATCTTGGAGTTGAAGTAGACAACAATGCTTTTGAGGTTATGGGTGGTGCTTATCAGACTGCAACTACTGGTAGCTTTTATCCTATAGCAAGGGCATTGGGTGAGACGTTTATGCCTGATGATAGATCACCAGAAGATGGTGGGTCTACTTTAGTTGACTTTACTATTCCAAAAGAAGATGAGGTTTTGGATATACCAATGCCTTCGGGAAGACCAGAAGAGATGATGTTGCAAGTTGAGAACTATAGATTTCCAACTGATCCAATGGATGCTGATAGAAAAAATTTTTTAGATAAAATGTTAAATTTTCTAATACCGAGTGCAGAAGCAGGAACTTTAAATGACAATGTTAAAATTTTAAATGATTTACAACTTTACAATAAATTAAAGAAAGGTGGATATGAGCCTTTTCCTATGGATGGCAATGATGAATATGGAAGATTGAATGATGCTCAACGTGCCATTGTAGATATGGGTGAAGGAATATTAGATGAAGACTAAGACACCTGCATGGACAAGAAAAGAAGGTAAGAACCCCAAGGGTGGATTAAATGCAAAAGGTCGTGCTTCTTATAAAGGAGGCACATTAAAGCCACCAGTTAAGAGTGGTGATAATCCAAGACGAGCAAGCTTCTTGGCTCGGATGGCAGGTATGAGAGGACCAGAAAGAGATGCTAAAGGAAAACCTACTAGGTTATTATTATCGCTTCGTGCATGGGGTGCTTCAAGTAAAGCTGATGCTAGAGCAAAAGCTAGGGCAATATCTAAACGAAATAAAGGAAAGAAAAAAGGATAAGAGGGTAAGACTTCAAGTAGAGATTTTACAACGTCAACTAGCAGAAAGGAAACGTAAAATGCCAATGGGAAAAGGAACTTATGGAAAGACTAGAGGAAGACCACCTGCAAAGAAGAGTGGTTTAACTGCAAAGCAAAAGACATTGCCTAAGTCTTTACAAGCTAAAATTATGAAATCAAAGAAGAAGTAATATGGCTGTAAATGCTGCAGGTAATTACACAAAGCCTTCTATGAGAAAAGCTTTATTTAATAGAATAAAGGCAAGTGGTAAAGGAGGCAGACCTGGGCAATGGTCAGCTCGTAAGGCACAGATGTTAGCTAAACAATATAAGGCTAAAGGAGGAGGATATCGATAATGGCTATACCAAAAGGTAATAAAAAAAGTTTGTTAAAATCGAAGTCTCAAGTCAAAAAAATGGCTAACTTTGATAGTAGAGAGTTAAGAAATTATGTGACTGAAAGAGGCATGGATTTTGACTCAATGACAAATGCACAAAAAAGAAAAGAGATGGAAGAGATGATAAGAGATTTAGGTTTTGATCCAAGAGAATTTGATTAATGGCACTTGATATATCAACTTCAACTCTATCAACTCTCTCAACTATTAGAGATTAAGTAATGGCATTAGCAAAGTCACAGAGATCGTTACGTGCATGGACAAGACAAAAGTGGAGAACTAAGTCAGGTAAACCTAGTACACAAGGGTCAAAAGCAACTGGCGAACGTTATCTACCTGAGAAAGCAATTAAGGCTCTTTCTTCCAGTGAATATGCCAAGACTACAGCTCTTAAGCGAAAAGCAATTAGAGCAGGTAAACAAGTATCTAAACAGCCCAAAAAGATTGCAAAGAAAACGAGAAGCTATCGATCTTATTCATAGGATTTCTAAATGAGTTTTTTACACACACTAAAGTTAGAAGAAAGACGTATACTGCGTGAAGTAGTTAAACGTGTTCATCTCAAACATCATCCCGAACAATTCTGTACTGACCGAGAGGCAGACAAGGTTATTGCTGTTATTGGTCCAGAGACAGTTGATAAGCTTTTAAGAGTTGGGGTAAATACAAACATTGATAACGTTTAAGTACAAACCTGATGGTGATGTAGCAAAAGCTTTCTTAAAGGATGATACTTTTTTTAGGGGTATAAGAGGTCCAGTAGGAAGTGGCAAGTCTGTTGCTTGTAGTATTGAAGTCTTTAGAAGAGCCTTACAACAAGAGAAATCTGCAGATGGTAAACGTAAAAGTCGTTGGGCTATTATCAGAAACACTAATCCACAACTAAGAACAACAACAATAAAGACTTGGCTTGATTGGTTTCCAGAAGAAGATTGGGGTAGGTTTCAATGGTCTGTTCCTTACACACATAGAATAACAAAATCAGATTTAGACTTAGAGGTTATCTTCTTAGCGCTTGATAGACCCGAAGACGTAAAAAAGCTTTTATCATTAGAGCTAACAGGCATTTGGATAAATGAGGCAAGAGAGATTCCGAAAAGTATTATAGATGCTTGTACTATGAGGGTAGGAAGATACCCATCTATGAGAGATGGAGGTCCAACTTGGACAGGTGTAATAGCTGATACGAATGCTCCCGAAGAAGATCATTGGTGGGCTATCATGGCAGGAGATGTTCCTGTACCTGACCATATACCTATTGAAGAAGCTAGGATGTTAATCAAGCCTGATAACTGGAGGTTCTTTACTCAACCTTCAGCAATGCTTGAGGACAAAGATAATGAAGGTTCTGTTTTAAATTATTCTAAAAATCCAAAGGCTGAGAACTCAAAACATATGATGCAGAATTATTACTCTAACTTAATACAAGGTAAGACCAAATCATGGATAGATGTTTATGTAATGAATAGATTAGGCACAATCCAAGATGGTAAACCAGTATACAATATGTTTTCTGCTGAAACCCATATTGCAAAAGAAGATATTCCTGTTGCAGATGGACAACCAGTTTATATAGGAGTTGACTTTGGATTAACTCCTGCATGTGTGTTTGGACAGAAGATTAGGGGTAGATGGTTACTACTGCAGGAAATAGTTGCGTTTGATATGGGTATAGTGAGGTTTGCAGAGTTACTGAGGCAGGAGATAGCAGTTAGATATAATAACTGTGAGGTAAATATTTTCGGTGATCCTGCAGGAGATTTTAGAGCACAGACAGATGAAAGCACACCTTTTCAGATTTTAAGAGGTGCAGGGCTACGAGCAAGACCAACACACAGTAATGATGTCTCATTAAGAATAGAGTCTGTTACGTCTGTTCTTACTAGAATGGTAGAAGGACAATCAGGAGTTTTGATTGATAGACGTTGTAAAGAACTAATCAAAGGTTTTGAGGGTGGGTATCATTACAAAAGAATACAAGTATCAGGTGAGAGATATGATGACAAACCAAATAAAGATAGGTTCTCACATATACATGATGCTTTACAGTATCTAATGCTTGGCTCTGGTGAGGGTAGGCAAGTCATGGGA